TGCCATTTACAACATCAGGTTGATTGCTGCGTTGCTTTGTCATATTCTCCCATACGCAGAAGTATAGGTCTGTGGTGCTTGGAATCTTGACACCACCAGTGGTGGTATCTTTTCTATATTTTGCAATGATATACTCTGCAAGGTACTGTTCAATTTGAATTGTAACAACTCGTTTCGCAGACCATTTTTTTTTCTCCATATCCTTTTTTAGTTTTTAGCCGTCCTACCGTCCTACATTCCTACAAAATTAGACTTAATTAACGCAAAGTTACAGATTATCAATGAGATAACAAAATTTTATCACTCAAAAGTTTTGTTATTTCACTCTCTTTTTTCATCCTACAATCCTACAAAAACACATATTTTGTAGGACGACGAATCCAAAACAGAGAAAAACACGAAAAATCCTATTTCCTACAACGTCCTACAATCCTACAAATAAATAATTAAATCCTATTTCCTATAATAATAATATAACTATTTGATTTATAGGTATATATGTATATTATAGGTTTGAAAAGAAAAACAATTTGTAGGATTGTAGGATTGTAGGACGGTGTTTTTCTGAAAATTTATTTTCAAAAGTCATGTTTTCAATGTTTCTTCTGAAAATTGGGGGTACGGGGGATTTTTTCGCGACCTTCAGTAATAAAGAATGTGATATGATATGTATTGATATGATATGTGATATAGATAGAAAAATGAGCCGTGCCTATTCATCCGAACTGGCACGGCTCTAAAGGAATTTGATACTTTCATTAAAAAGGTTCATCACTTCCGTCTGACGGCTCAAATGGCAAGTCTTGCGGAAGAGTTTTTTTCGGTGGTTCTTCAGTTGTGTTAGTTACCTTAGTTCCGACTGGCTTGCTTTCTTTATTACTGTCGTCAGCATAGTCTCTTCTAAAGTCTATATTGTATGACTCGACAAACTTGTCGTAATCTATAATGATAGCACTTGTAGATGTGCTCTTCTGCTTGCGCAGCTTAACCATACTTCCATCACGAAGGTCTGCGTCGTCGACCGTCTCCTCCCATATGAATCTTCTTGAAGATACTGTGCCGACGTATGAAGAATGACTGCGCAGGTTTTGTTCTATCGTTGACAGCGTGCTATTCTCATTGTTATATCCGCTTCTGTCGAAGATACTGAAGACTGCACTCAAGCGTAAGAACATAATATTCGCACCTGCTTCAAAGGTGAAGGTCTTGGCGTCTCCACGTGAATCTTTACCTGTGACCTTCTTGGGTTGCTCGATAAGGAACTCACGTCCTTCTATGATTTGTCTCGTGTCAATCATATTGTTGACAGCTGTGAAGAACATCGCCAGCTTATCAGTACTACGAATAAGTGATAACTGGAATTGTACCTTCTCTTGAACTATTTTGAAGAACTCGTCGTAGGTAAACGGTAGACGAAGGTTAGAATATCGCTCTATCAGTTTGACAGTTCCCAAGAAGAGGGATGCTGTCTTCATCAATCGGTCCATTTCTCCAGAGTTGATGAGGTCTTGCTTTAGTTCGTTATACGCTTCTTGCTTAAGGCTTCTGAAATGGTCCATGAACATAGGACGAAGTTCCAGGATCTGAAGAAGCACGTTTGAAAGACCTATCTTATTTGGGTCTTCAATAGTCTTCAGTTCTTCGAAGAGGCGCACTTCCTCTGGTGTACGGTTACGAGGCTTCGGAACTTCGCAGACAATCACACGACTCATAAGAGCATTGTCATCACGCTGTGGTGTTTCTTGACCGCAGATGATGACAGGTGCGAAAACCTTATCATTCTCAATCTCTCGTCCAGAGGTTCCTTTTCTCTTTTGCTTACCGTCACCGTCATATACGATACCTTTCAGAGCTTGGAACTTGGTGTCGCTGATATCCTTGTTGTTATACTCATCAAGAACCACAGGAACGTCCTTGAATGTACCCATGATGGTAGACATCGCAGCATCGGTACCTGTGTTAAGGTTGAAGATAGGTATATTAGGAGAAATGAACAGCGAGCGGATTGAGATTGCTATCTGTGTCTTACCAGACGACATCGGACCCATGAAAAATGGAGCGGTGAAAAGTCTATCGATGCAGTGGATGTTGCTTCTGAAGGCGCACATAATTGCAAAAACTAAAGCCCATTTACCATTGTCATTAATTTTATACACCTGGTCCATCAGTGATGCCCACTTTTCGAAGCTGACCTTCTTCTCAGCTGGAACCTCTTTATATACAAGCTGACTGATAAGCTCGTACTTATCTGATTGCTTACCACTACCTGCGTAGATAGTTGAGAAAGCAGGAAGGTAGTAATTATTTTTGTTATGCGTAACTACACCCAGCTCGTTAACTGGGTCGAACACCCACTGACCGTCGACATTGTGGAAGATACCATTCGCAAAGGCAAAGAACTGTTCATCTGTCTTTCGACTCATACCTTCGCTCTGCTGATTACCGTAGGTCTTCACCTCTGAACACATTACGAAGTGGCGACTCATATATGTTTTAATTGCCTTCCATTGCCATTCTTCACCATTGAAGTTCACAGCTTCGTAGTTGATTAATACCTCCTCTATTGAAGACATCTTCAGCATAGCTTTAGAAGGTATTTCTATATATATAGGTGTCTCGTAATATCTACGATTGATACGCAGTACACGCTTATTCTGCTCGAAATCATCAGAGAAGATATGGAGCAGTGGTGTCATGAAGAAGTCCGCAACTTGTGTCATGCCGTTACCATTCTTGTTGCGGAACATGTAACACACTGGTTCGCTCTTCTTGTTGAGTCGTGGATAATAGCCACTCTCTTTCCACATTCTTCTGTACTCTTCATTTTCTTGTACATATTCTGGTGGTTCGTTCACATCAAATTCTTCATCGTCGAGGTTGTCAGCTTGCATACTCACCTTCATTGCTGACTTACGCTTGAGAACGAATGGCTTTCTTATCTCGTCAAACTGCCCCTTAGTTAGCTTGAGCAAAGAACAGTAATGATTTCTGTTTATGGTTATAACCGTATCGTCAGCATAAGACGTTAGTTCGATACAACGTGAGACAAGAGGAACTCGGTCTCCATTGAAGTTTTCGAAGAACTTACCGTGCAATGCTATGTAATAGTCCAGGAATGAACCTGTACTATCACTGAAGGTCATATCTATCCTAATACCTGCACGAAACATCTCTGTGAGAGTATGCAAGTAATTATTTTCATCTCCATCATCTGTAATGCTGCAACCTGTCTCTGAAGAAACAAAATAACAATAGACTCTTCGTAATTCTTGAATGTCGTTAGTCGATGGTCGACCTGACACAAATACGATAGGTTCTTCTCCATATCCATCGAGGAAGTCTTGCATTACAGAGGTGATGATTGCAGGACGGTCACTTTCAAGATTTTCCTTCAACGCATCGATACCGAAGATGCCAGCCTGTGTATTCTTCTGCACATCTGACTCTTTTAACTTGTTACGAATATTTCGTACCTTATTATCAATGATACCGATTTTACTTCTAAAGTCTTCTGTGATAGACTTGATATATTCAAGGCGGAGAACAGAATCTTGCACACACGCTACGAGGGAGCAGATGGAATTCAAGCAGTCTGTTATAACAGTTTCATCCTTGCAGCCTCGTGGAAGGAGCATGCGCTTGAATGCCTTTGGGAAGGGTTCTGTTAGGTCCTTCAGCTTCTTACTTGTAAGGCTGCCGTTTGCTTTAGCAAACTCGTCAGGGTCCATGCCTTTCTCGAGGCGGATGCAGCGCACTTTTGCTCCAGCTTTCAAAAGCAGCTCACAGTTTTTTAGCGACGCCTTAACACCAGCAGGGTCAGCATCGTAAATCATGATTATGTCATCTGTGAAACGAAGTAGTAATTTCACTTGGTCTTCAGTGAATGCGGTACCACTTCCACCTACAACATTCTCGACACCTACCTTATGCAGAGACATTACGTCAAACTGACCTTCGACAAGGTAAGTGAACCCTGTCTTACCAATACTCTTGCGTGCCTGGTATAATCCGAAGATGTGTTTGCCCTTCGTGAATAGAGGTGTTTCGCCTGTGTTTACATATTTACCAGTCTTATCGTTTGGAGTCACGATTCGACCAGAGAATCCTATGATATGACCTTGCATGTCATAGAAGGGAAACATTAAGCGGTCACGGAATCGGTCGTATAAGCGACCCTCGCTATTCCCAAGTACATCTACTTCTTGCAGTAATTCTTGTGAATAACCTGCTCTTGACAGTTCTGCAAGGGCAAGGTTACCCATTGGAGCATAACCGACACCGAAGTCGGTCAACGCTTTGTCAGAGAGACTATACCCACGTGATGAAAGGAAACTCTCTGCTTGCCCAAGGTTCTTCTGAAAGAATTTTGCAGCAGCATCTATTGCGATACGCTGTGCTTCCTTTTTCTTGTAGGCAGCTTCTTCCTCTGGTGTGAGTTCCTTGGTAGGGAACTCGATGCCTGCTTGATTAGCACACCAGCGCAGAGCCTCTATGAAGCTTAGGTTTAGGTGATGCTGTACAAATGATATAACATCTCCACTTGCTCCGCACACGAAGCAGTGATAGGTCTGTCTTGAAGGGCTGACAACCATAGATGGTGAGTGGTCATCATGGAAAGGGCACACACCCTTATAGTTTGCACCTGTCTTGTGCAGGCGAGTAAAGGTCTCTATAACATTTACAATGTTTAGAGCTGACTTTACTTTTTCTATAAGATTCTTATCTATCATTTTCTTTAATCTTCATTTTCCTCGAACAAATCCAATTGGCGTGAGTCAAGTGCTTCTTGCAAAGTTACGCCTAAGTATTCAGCTACCGCTGCATACTCCTTGCTACTGATGTTTTTTCGACCATAGTATAAGTCCCAAAACCGACGTTGATTAATCCCAGTTTCTGTGTAAAAGGTTCTTGTAGGCGTGAAGTCTTCGGGGTGTCGGAACTTTATCTTCAACATCTCCATAAGGATATTGCGCTTGACTTGCAATCCGACAGTAAGGCGATTGCGTAAAGCAAAGAGGCGAACAGACATAGCACTTCTGTTCAGTACTCTTCCCATTTGTTCAAATGACAGTTTGCCAAGATTATTTTTGACAAAGGTAGCATCTTCTTCTGTCCACCGTTTATTAGCAGCTTTCATAATTTTACGACTTTTAGTTAGAATATTTCTTCGAAAGATTAATTTATTAATTTAATCTTATACCTATCATAAAAAAGCTCTACAGCCCAATTGGGTATGTGTGATTTGAATATCGCAGAATTATCACAATTATCACTTTTATGATCTTCTATGTAACTCTCAAGTTTAGCCACATATTTTTTTACTAACTCGCAAAAATCAGCATCGGGAATTTCTCCCCCTTGCAGTCTAAATCTTTCTTTTACATATTGTAAATCCGAAAGGAAAGACTTGTTATAAACAAAAGATTCGTTATTACCATGTACGTATACAACTGCAAGAATTCTCGCACATGTATCCATACTTATTGCTGGGATATTAGCCGACATGCACGTTTTATTCCATAAGTCTCTTAACGTTTCCATTTTTTCACCTTTAATTGTCCGTGTTTCCTATACAATGCGTTGTACTCGCTATCACACAAAATAGTATCATAAATTTGCTCGTACGTAAAGTTAGGCATCGCATCCGTTATTTGCGGAATCGTTAAATCCGCCTTAATAAGCGAAATAACCTTATCTCTATCTAATTCGACAATAGCATAATCTCCATCCTTATAAGTAGGAACTCTTTTATGTCCTCGTTCTTTATTTTCGGATTTTGGGTATAAGTGACAAAAAGAGACCTA